TTAGAGGTAGATATACTATATCAAACGCTAGGTTTTATCACTGGCTTGATGCGTATGGTGAGTTTGCGTTTGGTATGAAGCCAAGAGTAAATCGTGTTACACTTGGTAAACAGATTCATTTTGTTGTTAAAGAATTAAAACAGTTAAAGTTATGTTAGAAGAAATTTTAGAGTACTACCCAGACGAGACATTTTTAAAGGCAGATGGGTTAGATAGTGCCGTGATCGGAGTTGAGATTGCCGAGCCTATGCGATTAATCTATTCAGTATCAAAAATCATTGAGCATTTAGTTACTGAGGATGATATGACCGTTGAAGATGCAATAGAGCATTTTGAGTTTAACATTCGCGGAAGCTATGTGGGTGAGCAAACACCTATATGGTGCGATGATATGTATATGGTATGAACCTAGCACAAGTAATTTTAAAGAAGCGCTTCGAAGCAATAGTAGAGGTAGCTGAGAAACCGAGAGGTAAGAAGATAGATGCTGAGTTGTCATCTATGATGTTATCATATGTGTCAGCATTGAGATTCATTAGTGGTGAGAATAAAGACTTGTATTATGATCCATACCACGCCATCATGGCATTACGTCGTGAGTTATCGTCGGTTAGGAATTCAACTGAGTTAACTGAAGAGTTAACTCAAGCAATCAAAAAACTAAAGGATGAAGAGTCTAAGGAGCTATCAGATTGATATAGCTGAGAGGGCAACATACACATTACTTAAGCACAATATTGTATACCTAGCCATGGAGGTGAGAACTGGTAAGACCAGCACCTCCTTGGAGATAGCTAATATGTTTGGCGCTAAGAGAGTGTTGTTCCTTACAAAGAAGAAGGCTATCGGATCAATACTTGACGACTACAAGGAGTTTGGTCACACATACCACATTGACGTTATTAACGATGAGTCAATGCACAAACTACCATCTAATGACTACGACGTGGTGATACATGATGAGCACCATAGATTTGGTGCCTTCCCTAAGCCCGGGTTGTATACCAAGATGTTCAAAAAGATGTTTGGTCATTTGCCAATGATCTTTCTATCAGGCACACCATGCCCTGAGTCATACTCACAGATGTACCATCAGTTCTGGGTAAGCGACTTCTCGCCATTCCGTGAGTACAAAAACTTCTACCGATGGGCCGATGACTACGTCAATAAGTTCGACCGGGTGATCAATGGCTTTAAGGTGACTGACTACTCGAACGGAAAAGAGATTGAGATCATGAGTAAGTTGGCCTACCTGATGATCAGTCATACGCAGCAGCAGTCTGGGTTTGAGACATCGATTGAGGAGGAAGTTCTTTATGTCGACATGTCTGAGAAGACAAAGATGATTGTGAAGAAGCTGGAGAGAGACCTTGTTGTTGAGGGAAAAGAAGAAGTTATTTTAGCTGACACCCCTGTTAAGTTAATGCAGAAGGTACACCAGCTATGTAGTGGCACTGTGAAGTTTGAAAGCGGTAACAGTATGGTCATTGATACCACGAAGGCTGAGTGCATCAAGTTTAAATTCTCAGAAGTAAGAATTGGCGTCTTCTACAAGTTTAAGGCAGAGCTGAAGGCATTAAAGCAGGTGTATGGTGATCAATTGACTGAGAGCTTAGAAGACTTTGATGCTGGTAAGTGTCAGGTTATAGCCTTACAAATAGTCTCCGGTCGTGAGGGTATATCCTTAAAAAACGCTGACTATGTGGTGTTCTACAACATTGACTTCAGTGCTACATCGTATTGGCAGGCTCGAGATCGGATGACTACAATGGATAGGAAGTTCAATAAGGTGTATTGGATATTCAGCGTAGGCGGAATAGAGGATAAAATCTATAAGGCTGTTAAAAGTAAAAAGAGTTATACGTTAAACATTTTTAAGAAAGATTATGCTAAATGAAATTCAAATTTTAATAGAAGAAGAGGAGCTTAATAAACCATGTAGAAACAGAGAAAAGTTATTTAGAAGATACTTTGTTATATGGTTTTTAAGAGAAAATAAAATACCAATAATGAAGATTGGTAAGATGATCGGTAAACATCATGCAACTGTTTTGCATTCTCTTCAACAACATGAGTTAATGATGAGGCCAAAGACAGGTGACGACAATTATAAAAAAATAACTGAAGACTTACGTCACAGGTTTATGGATAAATACTTCATAAATGAAGATAATGAAGGTGATTTGATGCAAGATGTTATGATGGCAAGTAGTTACTATGACCTTACGATAATCAAAAAAAGAATTGAAAAAGGTTATTATGATATAAAAAAAACATATACATTTGTGGGTGACCGAGCAGCAAATACAGTCGAAACTGATCAAAAAATTAGAGAGTGAGGGCTACTACGTGCTCAAACTGTCGGTTACTAATAAACCTGGTATCCCTGACTTGATAGCCATACCAAAAAACTCAGATGTTAAATTTATAGAAGTAAAACGTCCAGGACATAAGCCGAGACCCCTTCAGATTTATAGAATCAAGGAGCTGCTCAACCATGGAGTCTCGGCCTCCTGGTTTAATGGAGAATATTATGATATCGAATGAAAAGAAATTAGCTGCTGTCATAGGCGTACTTCCTGTCATGATGGACTTTATGGAAGACATTAGAGACCAATACCCTAATGTATATGACAAACGAATAAAGAAGTCTGGTAATGATTTCATTGAAGCTGTAGAGAAGTCAATCAACCATTTGTACAAGAAGATGGACCATGAGTATGAGAAAGATGTGCATGAATTTTACTATGAACTTGTCAACATGGGCAACCATTTTAGACAATGGTTAGAGAGTTTATAAAATACACCATAATTTGGATCAGCCAGAATTTAGCCATTCCGTTTTGGACGGTAGGTCATATTCACTTAATGACAACTGTTTATGATGATATCATAGAGATTATCAGTTCTGTCGGCATGAATATAATAGTCGCGCTTGGATTCTGGTTGGACTATAAGAGGTCATATAAGTCACAAAACAACATATAATTGTGCTTTACAAGACAAGTTAAGATAAGGGGTAAAAGTTGCCACATAAACTTTATACATATGTCATGTCTTATGTATAAAAACCTGAAAAATCTATACATAACATGAACGAAGTAGTAAAGTTTAGAGAGAGGCTTAAAAAGATTGGCTATGAGATTGAGATAGAGGGCAATGTTCCTTGGATATACCTCAAGTCAGTTAATGGTAACAAAGTTAAGCGTGAGGATTGGACAAATGCCAACCACGGATACTGCGTAGCTTGGTATCCAAAAACAAATGATGATGACTTTACTCTTAATTGGCACGACATGGACTTAACTTTTAAGTTAATTAGAAAGTATGCAAAAAATGCATCACATAATCGGGAGAAAACCGATTAAGTATGGTGAAAAACACATAATTTGATATGAATCAAGAGAAATTTGAAAAACTATATAGTCCTAAAAGAAATAGGATAGATAAACTAATACCATACCTACAAGAAAAGCCTAGACCAATTTATGCAATGTCAAGATTTCTAGAGGTTGATAAGGTAACAATCAGAAACTACATCAATACGCTTAGAGACTTAGGTGTTGATTTGAAGCAGGATGATCTGAAAAAATACTATATATGAAGCCAGGAGTATACGTAGCTAATATAACTATAAAGGCTATGCCATTAAAACATGGCACCAGGTTAATTCCAGTGAATAAGGTATTAGAAAAATGGCCTGTTGGTATTAAGGAAGATGGGTCTATTGTTGACCCATACTTTATCGCTAGAGTGATAAAAAGAGAGAATATTAATAAATATCGGATAAATTATCAAGTAGATCCAATAAAATATTTATCAACATTTAATTATACTGTTTAAATTTTTTGTACATTAGCCTGCGTAATGCAGAATGTCAACTATGTCAACTCCACTATGCTCGAAATCAACGAGCTAACTGACAATATCTATGAGCATCTTATGGACGAAGATTATGACGCATTAATTCCCACAATTCAAAATCTAATCATGGTCCTAAGGGATCTACATAAAACCCATTACGATGAAACAGTATATGGAAAGAATCCTGGAGCTCCTAGAGTCGGGAATGACAAAGGCTGATATTGCCAGACAAATAATCCAAGAAAACAATCTTACTACTACGCCAGAGACAATGAGAGTTAATGTCTCACGTGCAATTAAAAAACACACTAACAATGGTGTTGATGAGGTATGTGATGATCTACAGGTAGCTCCGTCAAACGTACCATATCTCTGGCTTAAGACCAAGCAAGCTTCTTTATTTATTAAGAACCCGGCTTATCGTGTTGATGAAATAGACTATGAGTCTATCATATCAAAGTGTATTGAAGGTAAGTCTCCTGTTCCCAAGTCAGATTGGAATCCAGGAAAGACAATCGATCGATTGGTATGGACTGACGTTCATGTAGGCATGGATGCTAGTCGTAAAGGATTGGCATTATATGCCACTGATTGGAATGGAGACCTACTTAATAAGAGGGTTGAGGAGATGGCTGAGTTTGTTCTAGCAAATAAATCGTCAGACAGCCTCATTATAGACGATCTAGGAGACTTTATGGATGGATGGGATGGTGAGACTACTCGTAAAGGACATAAGCTCCCACAGAACATGACAAACGAAGAAGCATTTGAGGCAGGTCTCAAGGCTAAAGTATTGTTGATCGACTACCTAGCCCCTCAATATAAGAACATTCTTTGCAATAATATCTGTGAAGACAATCACTCAGGGGCATTTGGATACATTGTCAACTCAGCATTCAAGCATGTCATTGATCGTAAGTATAGCAACGTCAATGTTATTAACCACAAGAAGTTTATAAACCACTATATAATTGGAAGACATGGGTTTATCATTAGCCATGGCAAAGACTCTCGCAACCTTAAGTTCGGATTCAAGGTCCAACTTGATCCAAGAGGTGTTGAGAAAATATCTCAGTACATTAGACACTCGCATGATCTAAGGTCTTGTGACTATATAGAGTTCAGTAAAGGTGACTCTCACCAGATGCTATTTGACTATTGTTCTTCCGATGAATTTGACTACTTCAACTTCCCGGCATTCTCTCCAAGCTCTGAGTGGGTTCAGACTAACTTTAAGAAAGGCCGATCCGGTTTTGTGTTATTCCAGATCGACCTTGAGTCTAATCGTAAGGTTGTTATGCCTTACTTCTTTTTAATCTAATAGGTTTCTAGTATTACCTGTCTCTTTAATTGACTTTATTATATCTTCAGCCTTTATGTTTTTTTCTAGAGCTTTTAAGATATAGAAGTCATAGTCATTGTATTGCTCAATAACCTTTACATATTCCTCACCTTGTTCAGGAGTTAGCTTAGCATGTCTATCTGCAAAATTAATTGCATCAACAAGACCAGTCATACGTTTGTCAGTCTTTATGACTAGGTTTTTCTCCCACTCTTTTGGTTGACGGCCAAGTTCTTCTTTAAGAAGTCCTATGTTCTCATGCTTATTTTGACTGATAGATTTCTTCTTAGCTATATTAATAACCTTTCTAGCAACAGTACCTAAATCTTTAGGTGCTACACCGGTTGAAAATAAAACCATTGGCAAGATCATTTCTCTTGTAAGATCTTGACCTTCTTTAGTAAGATACTTTGTCTTTGTTCCATAATCTGAACTCTCTGTAAATTCACCAGTAGTAGCCATCTTACCTAGATCAAACAATTCTTTGTATGTATCAAATGCAATACCTGGCACACCATAAGAGTCAGCCCATTTCTTATTTTTGAAACTGTTAACAGAATATGTATTAGCTTCTTTTAGCTTTTCAACAAACTTAGCTTCTTGCTTTTCATTCATTGGTTCTCCACCTCTTAATACAAGTGTTGCATTTTTATCAGCAATAGCTTGGTCTATGTCTTCTTTAGTTATGATAGGGTAGAAAGACATTGCAAAATCAAAAGATTCAGCTATGATATCGTCTCCTATTAAAGGGAATGGCGATAGTAAGTCAGTTAAAAAACTCTTAACAGGGAATTTTGTAGCATTCCACTTCTTTCTAGTTGTTTTTCCTAATATAAATCTACGATCTTTTTCCTCCTCTTCATCATCAACACCTGCATACATTTCAGCAAAAAAGTCATAACCCATTGTTCTAATAAAGTAAGCAAGTGCGTGGTATGTAATCATCTCACCAGCTAATCCTCCTATTGACTTGCCAGCTTTTACTCTATCTTGAGTTGATATTCCACTACCAAATAATGTAATGAAGTCATTATACATACGAGACTTCTGGTTAAGAATGAATGTAGCAAATGGCAACATTACCTTTCTAAATATAACAGCACCTGGTTGAGGACTAGACAATAATTTACCGGCAAGTTTATCATCTGAAATGTTTTGTTGACGGTCAACCATCATCTGTGCGTAATCCATTGCTTCTTGATTCCACTGGTGATCTTTCCAATCAATATCAGTGGACATTCCATTTTGACGTAAGTATTGTTGATAATAGGTAATAAAAGAAGACCTTGCTACCCATACATCTGGCTTAGATATAAAAGCCTTCATGTACATTTGGCTTAAATCTTCTACACCTCTAACTACTTTTTTACCTAAACCTACACTTTTCTCTAGAGTAGAGTCAATTGACTCAACAGCAGTTATAGATTCTAGACCTCTATTTGCAATAGCCATTCCACTTCTGTTAATAGCCTCATTCATCTCAGCATTCACAGGAGTAAATCTTCCAGCGTTTGCCAAGGTGTTGATGATAACAGGAGCTACCTGTTTAATAGGTTGATCTAATCCACCTAGTGCTTTACCAACACCAAGAGTAGCAAAGAAGTTTGCAAGTCTACTTACATCGTTTAATGTATCTCTATCAAAAGACTCTTTACCTTTGACTTTCTTTATATATGAAGTTAATCTGCGCTGAAGTAATTTTCTATCATCACCGCTCTTTATCATTTTCTTGAAGCCATCTGATGATATAAACCCATCAATCTTTCTAATTGCAGCAGCAGTTTCAATGTCAATCATTGCAGCTTTTAGGCTTCTAAAATTATTGGCATCAAAGTCTAGACTTACAAATCTATCTTTAGGCAAAGTCTTTGGTCTAGTGCTTTCTATTAGCACACCTGATTTATTTTTGTCTACGTATTCAATTGAAGACATAAATGCACCACCTTTACTTAATACATCTTCACCTAATTCTACATTAGATCCATCTAGTAATTTTAATCTATCAGGTGTATAGTTGGTATCGCTACCAAGAATTGAGTTGTATACAGATAAACTTACATCATATAATTGGCTGTATTTAGAGGCCCATTGATTAGTTATCCATTCAACCGCCTCTAAATTCATTTTCTCAGCGTTTGCTTTAATAACGTCTAAGTCTTTTTCTGAAACCTTTAATTTGTCGTATACTTCTTGGTATACTTCAGCCATCTTAGACTCTTCATTAGTTCCATATTCTAGAGCTTTAATAGATTCTTCGAGAATATTAATACGTCTGAGGAATTCATTTCTTCTTTCTGTTTCAGTTCCTATTAGATTTCTATTTAAGAATGCAAGCATACCTCTCTCGTATACATTCTTTGCATCCATAAATTTCTTATTCTTATAGAAATCTTGTTCTGAATATTGTTTAACTAATTGCTTATGGTCATAATCTGCTTTTGCTGATCCTCTCATTAAATCATTCAATCCCATTCCTTTGATAAAAGCTGTTGTATTTTCCACTCCTCGAAACATTCGCTCTATTAACAATGGTAATGATACTACCTGCTCTCCAAAAATTCTACCAATGTGCTTATTAAAATACATTGATAATTGTCTTGCTCTCTTTCCTGCAGAAGCTAATCTATCAGCATTAAATGTCCCTTCATAGTTATTTATAACTGCCTCAAGTCCACTTGTAATTCCATTATTCATGAAGTTGTCCATAGCCTCAAGAACTAATGCTACCTGTTTAACTGACAATCTATCCATGTCAATCTTTAACAACTGGCGCATCAATTCTTTTTGCCTATCATTTAGGTCAAGTGACTCCTCTGTGAAAGGATCTTCATTGTTCACAATCATCTTCTGTATAATACCGGACATGAACTCAAAACGATTTTTCAAGAAGTTCATCTTCTTTTCCGGATCGTTAATCTCATCTTCTTTAGTGTTAATGATATCAATGATTTCCTGCATCTCTTTAGAAGTCATATCCTCAGTAATGGCTCCTGACTCAACTAAATAGTTATGTACAGCCATTAGCTCAGCCTTCTTGTTCTTTTCTTGAAGCTCGATCTGTTCTGTAACAAACTCATTAATGGCTGCAATGTCTGCTGCCTGTCTAATTGCAACCTCTAAACCTCTTACTGGTCTAACTGCATTTAGAACGTTTTCTGCGTTTGATATGTATTGATCAATATCTTCAACTAAGAAAGGATCAACCTTAGTAAACATCTTAGCCATCCCAGCAACCTCAGCCTGAAGTTCTTTAGACTTTAATGCACGTCTGATTGATTTTCTAATCTTTGATGCTTCAGAAAGTCTTTCTTGGTAGTCAGCTCTTTGGAATACCTTCTCAGCATAATTGATCAAACGCTCAACCATAACCGGGTTGTCAAGGTTTACCTTACCAACCTTATTGATGATTGACTTTGATTGGCGAGTAGATATTTTTCCATCCTTAACCATTGCTGATATAGCTAAAACTAATGCCTTACGTTTGGCATTTAGATCACCCTTGGCTTCGCGCGCTGCTTTTGCTTCAAGTCTGATTTGTGACTTAAGTGCGGCCATTTCATTAACAACTACTTTTTTGATAGGTTGTTTGATTGTCTCAGACATAAACATAATCGCATTCAAGGCATCTTGAGCGGATACATTTTTCTGTTCAGCTGCTTTTATAATGGCTTCTTGTAACGTTATACCTGTCTTAACTAAAGCTTTTGCTAATTTAATAATAGCTCTCATTGTAGCCACTGGTATATTGATACCAAGTGTTTCTCTACCAAACTTAGCTAGATCATCGTCAGCTTTATTTAGTATGCTTTCTGCCTTTCTTAATACAGTTGGATTCTTAGTGTCGGCATTTAGAATTCCTCCTCCATCGGTCCCCCCGACAGTATCTCGTTCATCTCCTTTACCTCTTCTGTTGACACCTTCCTGCCCAGTGCCATCTCCAAGCTCTTCTTGAACAGGTCCTGCCCAGGTTGGATCTTTGATTCCACCGGCTGATTGTTTGGCTTGTTCTCTTGCTTCATCGATTGTAATTTTTCCATCTTGATAATCTTTCCAAATATTATTAATTTTTGCTACTTCTTCATTATCTCTTTTAAAAGTATCTGTGTATAAACCACGCACAGCTTCCCAGGTAATACTTTGTACTTGTCTTGGTAATAATCCTGCCTCTTTAGCAGCTAAAGCATATGCGTCTGCATAGGCATAATATAAACCTTTAATTCCAAATGCATCTGAAGCAGCAGTGCCTTTGCCTCCAAAATTTTGAGTAACCTGAACTGAGCCACCTGATAAAGGAAGTAATAATGCAGCTGCAATCGCATGAGTATCCATAGTAACATCACCATCATTACTCATTGGATCGATGATATTGTTATAGAAGTTTCTGATTTTATGCATCTCTCCTAAAGATCTCGTGATATTCGCCTGGCTTCCGTCATTTTTAATGGCTACAGCTTTTCCAATCTCGACATAAGATCCCCATGCAACTTTTGCATTTGATCCATCTTTCTTTTTAGCGACACCTTGAACGCTACCATCAGGAGCTACAATGTTATAGTCCTTGGAAGTATTTACTTCATGGTATGTTCTAACCATATATGGTTGAACAAATGCAGGTACATCATTTAGGTTTTTACCAATATACTTTTTAAGCATTGCAATTAATGCATCAGCTTTATCAATAGCTTCCTGCATATTAACCTTGGCTTTATCTAAAACTTCTTTATTTGCTTTAGTTCTAGACTCCTTATAAGCTTTCTCAGCCTTCTTTAATTTTTTACCGGGGGATGTGGCTCCATCATAAAGACCTGTTTTACTTATACCCTTCTGATAGTCAATCATTTCTTGACTCAATGCAGGATTATCTTTGTAGGCCATCAATACCATCTCAGCTAATCTAACATTTTGATACCAATCCTTTTGAGGGGACATGGCTGCGATAATTCCGGCAGCTTGTTCAGGTGATACGTCAAACTGCTCAGCAAAATCATTAGCAATGGCATTCGCTCCATCATACCAAAGAGTTGAGATATCTCTGTATTCAGGCTTGAACTCATTCATCAAGTAGTTAAGGTTATCAGCTACTTCTCTAACAAATACATCGTATATCTCTTGAGCTTGTTCAACTGTTGTTGCTGTTTTGAATTTTTGCTTACCTGCAACCAATGGATATTTAGCAATGATATTGGCGTTAGATATAAATACCTTTGGTGCATTCTCTTTTACATATTCCAAAGATAAGTCTTCAGTTTCTTCAACTACTTTCTTACCAGCTACCGTTTTAACAGACAATCCTTTGGACACTCTTTTACCCGGACGAGCTTTTGATCGAACTTCATTAACGTCGATCTCAGATACTTTTGTTGGCTTAAGTAGTGAGCTAACCTCTCTTTCAGATAGGTTGTTATCAGCGGCAACTTGTTTGATTGCTTGCTCAAGTGATACACCTGCCTTAACAAGCGCTTTGACTGCTTTGATAATTGTCTTGGCTAATGCAACCGGAATGTTTACACCTAGAGTTTCTTTGCCGAATTGGTCAAGGTCTTTTTCAATCTTATCTAATGCGTCAAGTGCTTTTTGTAGATTGGTCGCATCTTTAGTATCTGCTGTTAAGATTCTTCCTTTTGAAAGTTTTTGAGATAACTCAGCTACTGATTGTTCTTTTTTCGAGATTGACTTAAGAACGTCACCTCTATCGTATTGTCTCGTTTGGTCTGAGCTGCCTTCGTTTTTAGCTCCTTGGTAAGAGGACCTTTTGATAGTGACCTCTTGCTCATATACTCCATTATCTCCGAGTACGTTCTCAATGGAGTCTGCTGATTTGTCGAGTTTGTCTCTGAATTCTTGTTCTTTTCTTGTGAATTGTTCATCTTCTGATAAATTATCTTCTAAGAAGGTTATTACTGATATTTTAAGCTCTTGATCATTTAAACTAAATGCGGTTATTCCAGACTCTTGAAGCTTGTTTGATAGGTCGGCAATCTGTTGGTCAGATAAATTATTTACAAATGTATAACTAATTTGTGGATAATGCATCATACCATCACCATCAAATTCAGTATAAGGTACATCAATATTATTATTTGAAACTTCCGAATCTAAGTCTGAGTTAGTCTCTAAGATAAAAGCATCTTGAGAATATTTTTCAGCAAAATTGATTAACATATCGCTAGTTGCGGCAGTATCTGAACCTTCTGATATTTTTAAGTTCATGTTAAAAGATGGCTCAAATTTACCATCCCATAAACCCATCCTTGGTTTACCAAACTCAACTTCAATGCCAGGCATTTTTGCTACATCAGCTTCTATCTCTTTTTGAGCATTATCTAATATTTCAGATTCTATTTGTTTTACTTTAGCCCATGTTTCTGGATTTTTAGTTTCTGAATATTCTTTTACAAGTGTATCATACTCTAAAGACAGTTCTTTTAACCTTCCAGTTTCCTCACTAAAATTTCTAACAGTAGCTGGCGTAATTAATACACCAACATTTTGAGTGGGAGGTAAGTCTACTATTTCTTCTTGCTCACCTTCTTGGGTAACTTCTTGAGGTCCTGCTTCGGGTTCTCCTTGCGCCATTTCTCCGCCACTTTCGGCTCCTGGCTGTACAGGTACTTCACTTGTTGTTTGCTTTTGAACGGCATCTTTGCTTATTTTATCTAATTGGTTATTAATTTCAGCGACACGCTCCTTTTGAGCAGTAACGAGTGCAGGGTCGCTTTTATCTATTTCCTGCTGTAATCTATCTCTCTCAACAATAAGATTGAACGCATTCATTCTATCTCTGTCTGAAAGTTCTTTTGGCATCTTAGACATTATTCCATCAATCTTATTGACAGCATCTAATTGCTCTTGAGCCTGTGATTTTGTTAGATCGCCATTAATCATCTTAGCTTTAAGGTTGGCAACCATTAGTTTTTTAAACTCTGTATCTGTGGCAATAGTATTTAAGAACTTAACATCATCTTCATTATATAAAGATATGTTTCCATTCATTAGTCTTTGTGCAACCACACCGACGGAGCCCATAACGACACCGCCAATCATTTCAGCAACTCCATCTTCAAATACTTGAGAAACTGTTTGCTTAAATCCATCAGCTGTATCAAAGAATTCATTGTTTGTTAACTTCTTCTTTTCTTCTTCTGTAAGATTTTTTGTCATCCACCAGTTGGCAACATTCTTCCATCCCTGATCTAAAACCAATGCCTGTGTGGCACCAGTTTCAAACTCAGCAAGACCTGCCTGTGTGATTTTGATTGCGCCTTTTGCAACCATATTCTCTATCTCTTTGGTTGCAATTTTCTCTAGTGTTTCTTTGGTTGCTTTACCGCCTACTTTTTCAGCTGCTTTTAATGCAATACCCATTAGAACTTTACCTCCATAAGAGTCAGCTTTAATCATGTTGCTAAGACCAATATTCTCAAGCGCACCCATAGCAGCTGCATATGGTACAGCAATAAGAGCTCTATCTAATACTGAGCTGTACTGAAAGTCCTTATCGCTAAGCATTTCCTCCTCAATACCACTATATGCCTGTGCTGCTAATCCTGTAAAACTAGCTGCCTTACCAAATACACCTGTTGCCATAGCAGGTAAAGATTCAAGAACACCACCAATGGCTTGTGTAAAAAATCCGCGATCTGATGAGCTCATGTACTCAAGTGTAGTTCCTTCAGCACCAACAGCTTTAATAATCGCCTCTTTTGATTCTTTTTTGGCTTTTAAAATAGCTTGGTTATCAAGGTAGTTTTCAATCTGATCTCTAGTTAGATTCTTTCCATTGTACTTTATGCTCTTATAGTATGCCTTTTCTTCAGGAGAAAGCTCATCGTACTTTGCTCTTCCAAGCGCCTCTAAGTTTGCAAATGGCTCAACAAATGTCATTGATACACCTGACAAAACTTTATTTAATGAGAAGCCAAGGATATTACCCTCCTTCTCTTTAGCTGCAATATATTTACCTGCTACTACGTTTAATTTATTTTTAGACGCGATGATTTGGTCTCTCTCCATCTCAATCTCTTGAGCTCTACTTTGTATAGATTCGGCTCTGTCTTCAAGCAATGATTTTTGAGCATCGTATTCCTCTTGAGTTATATTACCAGACTGAGCTAATTGATTTAACTTGGCAACCTCTGATTCATACTTTTTAACATCAGCCTTATATGAATTAACTGATCCCTGTAGATCATTAAGCCTCATGTCGTATTGCTTGACATTATCTTGAATAACCTCATCTGTAAGATAGCTATTGATATTATTTTGGGCCTCTCTAATTTTAGCAGGATCTTTCGATGCTTTAGCATAGTTAAGCCTATCATACAAAACATTTATTGTCTGTTCTGTTGTCTTGTCTCCAGATACTTTTTTCTTTTTATAATCTTGATATGCAGGGCTCTTATAGAAATTTTGAAGATAGGTTGTTGGAATCTTCATCCCAATAATTTCATTCTCGATTAAGTCTTTCTGCTCTTCAAAAGATAGCTTCTTGAATTCAGCTTGGAACTGGGAAGAGTTCATATTCTTACCTCTAGCATTTGCTGACTGAACCTCATAGCCATATTGACCGGTACCCATACCCATACCAGTCTTGACCTTATTCTCTCCAACAGGTTTGTTTAGATACTGTAGTGATTTATTATATGACTCACTATACTCCTTGCTTGCATTTTGCTGCAAGAAATTACGTAATCTATCTGCTTCTTTTGGATCTTTTGAATCAAACTCAAACGTTTCTTCTTTACGGCCGTCTTTAGTCTTAACTTTAATTTGGTCAATAAAGAATGCACCTTCTTGGCTAAACTCGAAACCATACTTAGAGTAGTTCTTAGTTAGGTACTCAATAGCACTTTCTTCTGTCTTAGCGACAAGATTAGAGTTAATATCTTTAAATTCTTTTGGCTTAGCTGTTGTTGTGGTTGTAGTCCTTGCGCTAACAGACTTGCCGTACCTCTTGTTTAACGCATTAATAGACCCTTCGTTCTCAATGGTATGCCATTTACTTCCAGGTGTTTGTCGTTGCCATCTGCCATTTTCTATTCTATAAAGATTATCCTTCTTTTCTTCATCGTAGTTGGTGTAGATCTGCTGCTCTTGAGAAACAGAAGCGTCTTTCTTAAACTGACGGTTTAGATTTTTAATGCGATTTGGGTCAGTAATTTGAGCATACTGAGCTTCCTTTTGGCCGTATATTTTTACGCCAGACTCTTCATACCACTTGCCATTCTTATACTTGTATGGCTTCTCTTCTTTGCCAGGGTATCCAGTAAAGATCTCAACGTCTGATGATGCCGATGAACCAGTTCCCGAAGCTGACCCCCCAGCTGTTGGGTCTTTTTTTTTTAAATCAACTTGCGGAGCATACTCAGGATATTTTTCTACCATTTTAGATGCTAGAGTATAATTATCTACATCCTTATACTCTGGATACTTAGCTTTTATTTTCTCAGCAAATTCGTTATAGTCTAAAGGCATGTTTATTTTTTTTTATTTTGATATACCTAATCCAAGAGGATCGTTATTCTTAGGAGTTACAGGTTTAGGTTTTTTTGTGGTAGTGCTTACAGTTGCTCTAGCTGAATTTAGTGATTTATTAAAGTTGTCTAATTGACCAGATGGAACATCCATATATTTACCAAGCATCTCAGGTGTTGGATTGTTTAATGTTTCAATTAAATATTTATCAACTACACCTTTATTATCAATTTTTTGTTTATATACTTCTATTTTCCCACCTGCTACCCACTTGAAATCATAATCTTTTGAGTTTCCGCTAAGCCAATCGCTATTAGTCCAATTTTTTACAATACCTTTAGCAAGTGTCTGATATTTAAGTTTTTCTTCTTCATCAGGAGTGCCTTTTGATGTAGTAGTCTCATCTTGTAATGACTTATATCCAAGTTGAAGTGCAACAGCTGACTCAATAGTTTTTTTAGCTCTATCTTTTTGTGCCTCAGATATCATTGGTTGATACACACCTGATGCATCTTTTTGCATTGGTATAAGCTTACCTTCTGCATTTTTTATAAATTCATCTAGATCATCATCACTTAACTTTGCTTTATTTTGATATGCTCTCTTTTGGTTCTCTCTTTCGAGCATATCAATTAACTTTGATTCTCTATCAGCAGATGTATAATAAGTAGTATAACCCTCATCCATGTTATCCATAAGGATACTTAATGTCATTCTATTATTACTAGTTAATGCGCCTGTTAGGTCAGCCATTTTGCTAGCAAATTCATCTCTTTGTCTAAGGTCGCTAATAGTTGTAATGTCATTTTCAACCATGTAGTCTTTCCAAAACTTAGTTGTTTCAGCTACAGACTGATCAATATTTGTTTTATTAAATATAAGATTACTCAAGTCACCTGTGGTTTTAGAACTTTCAATTGTATCCGGGATAACCTGACCTGTTGCGGAATCTAACCTACCTGTACTAACTAATCCAGTAGATGGATCAATAAAAACCTGTAAATTCTTAAGGTCACCCATTCTAGCAAAATACTCACCAGCCTCTACAGATGCTTTTGATATTTCACCGCTCTGTAGTTGTTTTTGAATTTCAGCGTTCTTTGTATCAAAGCTCTTTACGTTGTTAGCAAGAGCACCCCAATTTTCCATTAGGCTATTCATCCTTTGTTTATATTCCTTAGGGTCAAGCTCTCCTCTCTTAAGTGCATCATTCCAAGACTTAATAGTTGATACTCCATTTTGAGATGCGCCAAGCATCATCTGTCCAAACGTCTGACTAGTAAAATTATCAGCTTGTTGAACGGCTTTAATGTTGTCAGTCTTAAGCTGATCAAGTTCTAACTTAAGCTCTTCACGGCCTTCCTCAATACCCTTTACTGTGGTATATAAACCACCCAATGCTTTAGACCAATCTACCGACTCGGTAGGAATGTAGCCAAATAAATTTTGATTAGTTGCCATTATGGTTGATAGTTTGTGCCTTGTAATATACTTAAACCATAAGCGGCTTGCTGTTCTTTTGTAAGAGGTCCACTTGGAGCTGTGTAATTTGTATCAGCAGTTAAAGCGTTCCAACTTTGTTGCGCTTTGCTTCCTTGCTTTCTATATAAACCAATCATATCATCTAAACTTCCTGCTGCTTGCCCAGCAAAACCAAGTGCCCCCATAATTGCAGCATTACGATCTTCTTTTGCCTGAGCAAGTCTAGCGTTTTGTTCTTGAACTTCACCCACACCAACTTTAAAATCTCTCTCTGCTTTACGAGCACCTATACCTAACTCAGCCTCAGCCTGAGCTACATCTCTTCCATATTGTGCTTGGTTTGCTTGTGCTGCTAGTGCCATATCTTGCTCGTTACCGGCAGCTGCAACATTTCCAATTCCGCCAATAACACCCTCAGCACCAACACCTTGAAGAGCTTCTACCATTTGAGCTTCACGTTGAGACTGTTGTTGTTGTGCCATTTCAAGACCAAGTGTGGGTACCTGTAGAGCCTTGAACGCATTTACTTCTTTAATTTGTTTTAGTTGCTGTTTTGCTTTTTCACTAGCACGCTCAGCTTTCTTGATTAAGCTTTTTGATTTGATAGCCTGAGCGGCACTAACGCCAATTCCCCCTAAAGCTACTAATGTTGATGTTACTGCTGCCATATCTTTATCATTTCAGTGCAGTTACTTGATCCTTTTTGGAAGCCGCATTCTGCATATCGGTTAATCAAATTTTCGTTCTTAAGAGAGGTATAGAAGTATTTAGTTCCATTTGTTTCGGCAGCTACCTCAACAAGTGAGTTAATTAATAATTCTATCGCCTCCTTGCGATCGTCTTGTCTATAATGGAAGTTTGATACAATGTACTCAATCCAAGCTGTCTTTGAGTTTGTAAAGTAAACAAAGCCGGCACAAATATCTTCACCATCCTTACTTATCATTAACCCACCTCTTCCATCTTGTGGTAGCATATCCTTTGGTGGTGCAGACCATCTCCAGTCCTTCCACCATTGAGCTAATACATCATAGTCTTGGTCATCTAAAAACCTAACTTCCATGTAACAAATTTAAGGAAAACTTTTGAATATAGATGAGTTGATGGCAAATACCTCATGGGTTGCTTGGGCAGGTTGTCCTGAAAGATACATATCTAGATTTAGATAATATCCCCTAGCACCATATGACTCAGCCTCAGCATTTTTAACAATGAAGATGTAGTCACCTGCGGATGGTGTATTTATATATGATAACACTGTAATTGAGCTTGATGAAGCATCAGACACAGTGCCTACTAATTCAACCAACCCATTTAACTCTTTGTATACAACATCACCTGTATCCACATTGCTTATTGTAGCATTGAAATTAATAGTTGTACCAACAATGGTACTTGCAACACCAACTCCTTGAGTTGAAAGAAGATCGTAGCTAATTTGGTTTTGTGGTCTTTTTAAGTAAGCATACCAATTGCCCTCTTTATCAATAAACTGAGAAGAAGACATTTCAACTTGATCAAGGTCTGTATATCCAGTTACATTTAAACTAGTTGTACCGTCAATAACTAATGTCTTAAACATTTTTACTTCAGTAGGTGCCTCATTAATTATTGTTGATATTGAGAAATAAGGATTATTGTCATAATTATCATAGAACACACAGTGTTCTTGATTTATATCATGCTGCCACAAGCTACCATCTTTGAATGTATAGAAAGAGTTATTTAGACCTATCATCCATTCAGGTCTATATGTCCATCTAGATGTCCATCCTTGAGACGTGTTAGAAAAAGTCAGCGTATCTATAATCATACAACAAAGTTACGAAATTTAGACCAAGCAACTTTTCATGCTTTTGATCATCTGATAATAATGGTATGAACATCTACTTGGGTCTACCTCCAGATCTGTACCAAACGGTAAAATATGCATAAATGACGCTTTGTGAAACATGCCGTCATTTGAGCTCATCACACCAGCATTATGGAAGAAATAAAGCTCATCCCATAAGTTAGATGGACAGGTCGCCCAGGCAAAGTTAAAGTATTTAGGCACCTCAACATGATGACCGAAAAACCAAGCGTTCCATAGCTCAGCCCACATACTTGCAGTCCATGCCTGTATTCCGTTCGGATCACCTTCCTTACGAACGTCCTGCATTCCAAGCAGTAAGTTGTATAGACTCTTACTATCTTTCTCTACCTTCTCCCAATAATGATGTGTTAAGTTTTTCATTAACTTCTGAGCGCCACCACTTTTTTTATTATTGAATTTCACTATTGTTTTTGATATACCAACTTCAGAACACATAGCTTCTAGTATCTCCTCTCCTTTACTCATGATATAATCGTAACCTATATACGATATAGTATCTGAAAAATACCAAATATCATTATTCAAGTATGGCGTAAAGTCTAAATATTTAGTGAACACAAAGTCAGCATCATGAAAGAAGATAGCATCATTTTTTAGATCAGGATGTTTTTTAAAATGTTTCTTTAGTAGATGAGCTTGTATTGCAGGAGGATAGTTACATTCTCCCATGGTATCTTTATAGAAAAAGAACCTCGCTATATCACTATATGTCTGATATAATTTATTCCATGACTCTGGTATCTCATCTTGATAACCAGCAACTATGTCAATATTTTCATATCCTAATGACGCGAAATTATGTATGCATACTTCAATCTGCCATGCATAGTAGTCAAGCGCAGGTTGCGCTGACAACATTCTAAGTGTCTTCATTAACAAGTTTTACTTGCGCTGGTCCAATCTGATCCGTCCCATTCATACGCAATATTCGTAATTAAATTTAAGTACCATCCAGCAGGTGCAGGATATGATCCAAAGATATCTGTAAAGATATGATTTCCAGGAACACCAATTGCACCACTGATATAATAATTATTAATATTAAGAATTGAACATACGGATGATTGTGAAGAAGAGTATGACAGCGTTATATTGAATAAAGGCGATGCAGTAGTTGTAGTTGTCGTAGTAGTTGACGTTGTCGTAGTAGTTGTCGTGGTAGTTGTAGTTGTTAGCATTGTAGCAATACACTCTGAGCAGCTACCGTATGTGTAGTAAACATCTGCTGTATAGACACCTGGCGATGTGTTGGCTATAATTTTATAACACCTACCATTACTTCCTTTTACATATGTGTCTATTGGTAATGCACTGAAACCAATATACCTTAAAACATCTGGGCTTAGGTCAGTACAATCCTCAACAGAGTAGTAGAATGTAGGAATAGTTGTAGTTGTAGTAGTTGTAGTAACTCCAGAACATGCAGATAGGTTTAATATCTGACCAGTATCTGCAATTAGACATGCATAAGTAACACCTGACTTTCTAACTGTATACCATTTAAATGCTCCATCGAATAATGATGTGGCACCTGAGTCAGAGTAAACAAAACTGTTTACTATAAACGAACCTGTATGATAATATGTAGTATATCCAGGAGTTGCTGTGCATGCCTCTAAGCTTGTTTCTCTTTCATCTATGTCAAGATCAAATGAACTTACAGGGGTTGTAGTTGTAGTAGTTGTAGTAGTTGTAGTAGTTGTTGTACCGGTGCATGCTGAGCAATCTGCATATATGGTCATAGGCAGATCCATCTGATAGTATGGATAACTAGGTGAAACAAGTCCATCAATAACCCAACAATTACCATCTGTAGTTTTAACCACATCGTCAATACTTATAGTTGCTAAAGATGTATCTAATAACACAGCAATAACTGTATTGTCTTGGCATGAATAAGATGTATAATAATTACCAGAAGGAAGAGTAGTCGTAGTCGTAGTCGTAGTTGTGGTCGTGGTTCCTGCGCACATACTTCTGCCTATTACAATTCCATCTTGGTCTATTTGAATGGTGTAGTCAGAGTCATTCATTTGATACCACTTCTTGCCACCCATGAATGGTCTCGATCCATCAGCATCGTAGTAAATTGTATCACCTATTTGTGGAATATATCCATCCCCGTCAAAGTATAACAATGTGAATGTAGGTATAACCAAACAAGCATCTGATCCAGATTCTTTAAACTGCTCAACATCAATTAAAACAGGCTTAAGTTTACTAGTATTATTAACATATATAGCTATAGAAGTTGATGAGCTAGTTCCAAAGCAATTAGTTGCTGTTAATGATATTGAATATACACCTGATGGGCAATTATCAAAATATAAAACACCATTAGAAAAACTAGCTTCAGTAGGTAAATTTCCACCAATCAAACTCCATGATGTTGGGTTGTTTATCGATTGTATAACAATAGACTCTTGTGCATTTGAGTCAACTGTTATAGCATCAGAGAATATAAATGGAACAGCATACTCTGAACATGTGCAGCTCTGTTTTGATATGACTTGACCTACAGATGATATTGTTAAATAACTTAAATCTGAAATAGGAGGAGTAACACATATTGTTGTGTCAATAAGATGTAAGTACTCATCGCCAATATATACTTCTGATCCATCTTCGGTAGAAAAAATAGTATCCCCAACATTAGGTGAACTATCTACGCCATTATGAAACACCTCTACATTAGGGCATTGAGTACAAACATCAGAAGGTATTCCCTGATCTTCGCTTATATAGAATGTTTTTAAATAAGGATCTATCTTATTTACAATCCATGTAGATGAAGAGAATGGAGATGATACTATTAAATTGGCTTCACTTGTACCTAAATACTTATAAAATTCAACAGATCCAATACCATTGTTTACAAGACCATCATATGGAGTAACCAATCCTATATCTTCTGCCGGTATTCCAGCTGATATTAATGCATTATAATTTGATGTTGAGTTTAAACCAACATACTTAGTGTCTGCAACAATCTGCCCGTTCCATTCAATTTGGTATCTAGTAGGCTGATCAGAGTCAATGGTATTAAAACTAATACCAGCCCGGCCAATTGTTGTTCCGAATTGCATGCTGATCAATCGGCTATCCGTTTCTCCCTTATATGAAGCAACAGTATCCATTTTATCTTCATAATCCCAAAGTAAGTATACGTAGTCGTAGTTGTTTGGATTTGAGAAGACAAACTGACCAACATATCTACCACCGGTATACACTACAGGTATCTCAGTAGCTGCTGCCAATATAGTGGCCTTATCTTCAACTGAATACTCAACATCGGAAACTAAATAGTATAATTTATTACTAAGAGTAGGTGCTAATGCTTCATCTAAAGGAGATGTATTCCCAGCTACAACAGTTACAGTTGCCCCATCATAAGGAACATAATCTACACCACCTACTCCAGTAAGAGAATCAAATAGAGCAATAGCTCCATTACTCAATACTATATTGTTTATAGAGTATGTACTGCTTCCTGTATAGCTAAATGACTGACTAGTTTTACTCATTTTTTTCCGTATGTTATAACATTAAAGTCTGTTCTTGGGCCCCTACCTTGAGTTAGAGTGAAGTCTATATATGTATTGCAATAAGAAACTCTAAAAATAACAGTTCTAAGTGTATTAGTTAAGTTATTTTGAATCCTAGCGCTTATATCTTGCGATCCTACGCCTGATTGGCAGTATACTGGAACTTCAACCCAGTTTACACCGAAACCATTATCTATAACCTCAACTGACCAGGATGTTGTTCCTGATATACTAAACATATATTGTAAAGCACCAGCTGTATTATATGGAACTGACGAAGATGTTGGGTTGATCTCTATATCGCATGGTGTATTTCTTCTATCTGTAGATGCAATAACATATGTATGATTATATGGATCGTATGCACCTATTTTAGCATAATTAGATGAGTCAGACATCATATCTCTAAAGTAATCAGATAGACCCATTCTTGAGATCTGAACAACTTGATCACCTTGCATTTGTAATACCACACCTCTCCTTGCGTCTGTAAAGTACATTCTATTACTCCAAACAGCAAAGCTCTCAGGATTAGTAGAAATACCAAAGTCATATGGCAAGGCAATTTGAGTTCCTAAAACCTCAGGGACTGAAGCTACTGAACCACCTCCAACTGCATCAACAAGTAAATTCTTGCCATATAATACTGATGTAATTTTATCTTGATGGAATACCAAAAGATCTGTCGTTCTAGCATGAAGTTTTTGAATAGATCCAAAGCTTTTATCTAAATTCTTAAAGTTAGCTACAGAAAGATTAAATTCATTCAATCTATTGATCGATGAATCCCATCTATATAGACCGCTATATGTCAATGAGGTATCTTTTACTTGTTGCTCATAATCTTCAATAACACCACTTGCTCTTAAGCTATATTTTAACCATGGTTGATTGAATCCATCAAGAATTCTGTTTGACTCTATACCATTACCATAGCAATAAGCATTATAGTCTGAGTTTTTGTTATTGGCATTATTCAATACAACAACAGCAGGATTAAGCGCACTTGTTTGGTCTTGATCCAAATCATTATCTGAAACACCTCCTGGAATAGCAGCAGTTGAAGCTGCGTAGTTAATCTCTATAGTATATCGATCAGGTATGCTAACAACATTATAAAAACCAGCAGGTATGTTAGGCGCTGTAACGTAAACTGATTGCCCGTCTTCAAAGTAGTGTGGCTGAGTGTGTGAATCCTGAACTAAATATACATTACTTCCGTTTGCAACACATCTATCATATTTCCATAACGCTATATGATTACCATTGACAATTGGATATGTTCTACTCATTTCATAGTAGATATCAGTGTCATCATTTGCTGGTACAGTTTCAGCAGAAATACTATTACTAGTAGGAGTCTGAGTTACTTTTAGTCTTGTCTTTATCTCATTTAGTGAACTATTCGATCCATCATTAAAACCTTGTATAATCATATAAATATCACCTCCAAAGTTAGACTGATCTATTTGATTACTTAATGGGTTACCTGTATTTTGATAGTTTATTCCATATCTAAATGTAACACCACGTGCGCCCACGTTTGTACCTGATGGATTATATTGAATATATAATGCATAAGCACCTGATTCATAGAACCACTCTTCTAGATTTTTATAGTAATTATTAGAAGTGAATGACTGAACTCCTGTGCCACCAGTTGGGTTTTGTGGAGCAGAGTCAAATAAAATCTCTAATTCTATAATAGCACCTGGGAATATAGCTCCAGGTCCTTTTAGTATAGATCCACCCCCGTAAGAAGAGTTAAGTGAAGAGCCTAATCCATAACCAACATAAGGATAACTAGGAGTTCCTGCTAAATTTCCATACCCCCTAACATTAAAAACCCACCTATCACCAACATTATAAGAAGTATTGGCAAAATTTAATCCTAATGTAATTGCAGTTGTTGCATAACTATAGATACCTCCAAATGGAATCGGAATATTAGCAGACCAAGTTGATAATGCTAAATTTGAAGTCCATCTGAATTCATCATTTGGGAGTATCTCTACATTAATCCTAAAATCAGAAGTTGAAATAACTGTAGCTGTTACATCTTGTGCTGTTGGAGTTATTGTATTATCACCAGTATAGCTATAGTAAGCTGTATCAACATGTTGCGACCTATTTAATACAGGTGTTCTTAAACCCCTACCAGAACCATCAAAATTAAAAATCTGTTGCCCACTTACATTTAAGAAAGCATCAGACGCATCAGCTTTGATTTTAAAGTAAAGACCTTCTAAAGCTCCTGATATATTATTAAATCCAGCTGCTTTATACTCAAGCTCAAGAACTTTAAATTTCTTGTTTGAATGAGTAGCAGAACCAGAAGATGACTTAAATATAATATATCCATTTACCTTTATTTTATCTCTATCAGCCTCATTAATTAAAAAATATCTGTAAGAACCATTTTTTATAAATGTAACTGGAAAGATATTATAATATTCAGTTTTAGACTGCTTAACAAAGAATCTATAACCAGTTGCCCATTCAGGTGCCTTGTTCTTTACGTTTACAACTAAGTAGTTGGATGTGTCAGAATTATCTGACGGTATATATACAGAGTTTGATTGATTATTACCTGTATTGTCTGAGGATGTAGTCAAGACAGTTGTCATCCTGCCATAATCATCTAGGTATGCAATTCCAATCTCATAATCACGATCGCTTCTCCACGTTTGTTTTGGTAAACCAGTTACAGGACTTGAATCATAATTAACAGTATAGTTAACATCTATAAAGTCGTTATTAGTATCAATTAAATCTCTAAACTGAGTATAATTACCAAATATTAATCTACTTCCAATTATATCTTGTGCTAATGCCTTTAACGGAACATTATCAAACAATCGAGTGACCTGATCTGAAGGAAGAGCGGCATATGTTTTATTATTCATGAAGATAAAACTATAAGTAGAGTTATCTTGTATGCCTATTTCTTCTTTATTTAATGTTTCAACAATCTTTACGTTAAGAGTTCTTGACTCCCAAACTAATAGCTGAATCTCCTTAACAAACTCATTACCAGTCTCAAATATAACCTCTGCTTGATTAAATTGATTAAGCATACCTTTATTTTCACCGGTATCGCTATCAATTAAAAGCTTTTTAGGATTAAACGCAACAGCAGATAATGGGGACATTGCTGAGTATTCATTGTCTAAATACTTATATCGATAACTAAAGTATACAAACTTATCCTCAATGTTATTTGGATTAATGTTTGGATCTAATAAAGTCTTTAAAGATATAAATGGAGAATTAAGAGGTGGTGCAACTATTAGATTGATATCTAAATCAATTCGTGGATCATCAATAGAATATGTCTTACATCTATTTATATTTATCTTGCGTGGTTGGTTTAAATTGTCTGTCCATAGAAGGAAACCACCACCAGCACCATCAGTAATGAAGTTAACACCTGTAATTAAGTGATTCTCATCAAGTCCTAACTGATTACTTGTACTACCAAGCACCATAACAGTTGAACCTGTAATTTGATTGTACTCAAATATACCCTCAAACTCAAGTCCAGTAACAAACCAATATAACACGTTTGTAGATTCATTTGCTACCGCTCCTATAGTTACAAGTGGCTGCGTTATTGTTATCCCTTGGTTTTCTATTATTTGCTTAACATCTGCAATCTTTAAGTTACCATAGGCATTCTGAACAGCCCCAATATTAGATCCTTCAGACGTGTCAATAGTTATATTAACAGCATCACGGTATTCACCATCCGGTAGCAACCTCTCATCGAGGTCTTTATTCATTCTCCCGGCAAGAAATGTTCTTTGTAGGTTAGCCATAATTACTTAATCCATTTGTCCTTGCCTCTCATTGCCATTAATAAGCGGCCTGGATGCATGTTGCTTAATCTGATCTTGGTATTTCTTAGGGCAGCTGTTTTTTCCTTTCTTACCCTATTAATAATATACTCTTGAATACCATACTTATTATTAAGTAGCGCCCACTTTAAGTAAGCGTAAATATATTCTTCTGCCAATTTATTTATAGAAATAGCACTAGTATCTCCATTTTCCATACCATCAGATATATACTCAAGTACAATATATGAGTTCTCAACACCTGATGTAAAGTCAATTACGCCAGCTGCTTTATTGATGTAATACTTTGGATTGATATTAGCGTCTGCTGTATTTAATCCAAAATTCTGTGCGATCGGATATCCAAAATACCACTCCCCGTCATACTCCCATCCCCATTGGTTGTAGTATGCACCAGGACCTGTATATAGCTTATTTTCTTGTCGTAGGATATCTAATCTTGACTCGCCAATGACTACTTCTCCATTTGAGTCAAAAACAATCTGACCATTATTATCTTGAAGATATGCAGTAGCTGTAATGCTTTGTCTAGCTTCAGTAAGTGGATATAATACACCACCTCTAAGCATTGATATTCTAACATAGTTAACGTAGTCAGGAGGTAATACCAATTTTAGTTGATCACCTAACTCAAACTCAAGAACCTTAATGTTTCTAAGTGCATCGTAGTTTATTTCTTGAATAGCTCTTTTAGCATGAAACAAAATGGTATACCTATCAACATTATTGATCAACTTATCATTTCCAACATAGTTTAATATGAAGTTATTGACCATATAGTCAAGTGTAACATACTGATAAGATCCCCAGTTAGCATCTTCAGGGACATTACCGTTATTGGTATAGTACTGATAATTAGTTATATATGCCATTATTGTTTCTGTTGAATGTCTTGAATTTCCTCTGATTTAGCAGCCTGTACAATATCCTGCTCTCTAATTGAGACACCTGCGTAACTAAGGATCTTTATAACAAGATTAGCAAAGTCATCTAAAGGTAGTTCAAAATCTTGGTATGTAGCTGAGTTTGGATTGAAGAAAGGTTCGTTGTTGACAATATTATAGGTCCACTGAGGGTCCTTTGGAAATCTCAAGTATTGTATAGTAACGTTAGAGTTAATAGTCGTAGGATATACTAATAAACCATTCTCATCCATTGTGTATACAGGGTATTTTGTCGTTGGAGCCGTAAGGTTTGAATTTACTAGATTCAATATCTTTCTATGACTAACTTTTTCAATCTCTATTGAGTTATTGTAAACAAGCTTATCTAAGAAATAGTAGTTAGGAGGAAAATTGAACTTACTAGTAGAAGGATTATAAGTTGCAGCAGCAAATGTAGAGAAAGTATCAATTACCTCACCTATGTTTTTTGGTATATCTGTGTATCCCTCTCCATGCATTCGAGCGTTCTGCTTATTGATTGCATTGCTATAATTGTAGACATACTGCTCAAAAATCTCAAGCTGCGCCTGCTTTGCAAAGAGATTAAATTCCAATGGCGTAATAAAGCCACGGTTCTCTTTACTAATTATTGATAGGACGGTATTTCGAACGTCATTGATCATCTGACTGCTTTTGTACAAAGATAAATAAAAAAAGGCACTCCATATGAAGTGCCCTTTCTAGTAGTAGTTTACTATTGATTAAGCTACATCAATGTTACTAACAGCTTGTGGAACGGCAATTTCATAAACTGGATTAGTCCAAGATGTTTGCAATGCATTAGCAATTCCAGTTTGGATTGCATCACGCATACTAAACGCAACTTGAGCAGCATGTGTTAAAGTAACAACTTTACCACCAGCATAAGTAATTGCAGTAGCAGTAGCAGTAGCTGAAGCAGCATCAACTAAAATAACATTAGTTACTGAAACTAATTGATTACCAGCACTGGTAACCGGGATAGATAAAAACTTTTCCATTTTCTAAAAATTAATGGGTTAAACAATACCCAAAGTTAAGCATTTTCTGAGAACTTATCTTCTAGGTATTTATATAGCTCTAATCCTTCGTCAGACTGCAAATGAGAAGCCAATGCGTGGATATGGTCATGACCAAATGGAACGGTCATTAAACGCTTCTTATTATCCTTGAAGTTATAGTGGATGTCTTTGTTTCCTCTGAATGTGAGGTATCCTGACGTAAATGCACGAGCTGCAAAGTTATTAATCTTAAGCATTGGATCAGACGCAGCCTCCATGAAGTCTTGAGGATAACGTTTAGCAAATAGCATCATGTCTCTTTTGATTTCAGCAGAGCTCATCTTATCTACATTACCACCAAGTACTAATCTAGCAACTGCTTCTAATGTATTAATGTCTTTGTCTGCTAAATCGCGAGCCAATAACAATGCATCAATTTCAGAGAATAAATCATCAACATCCTCTTGTGCATCTCTTTCTGAATCAAACTCATAAAATTCACTTCCATTACCTGGGTGGTAATGTAAGAATTCTTGAAGTACAGGATTGTTTTTTGGAACATCTAATCTACCATCCTCAAATACAATTGGCTCAACAATAACGTTAGCATCTTGATCTTCTTGAAATGGTGTGTTTGAATTTCGCGCGTAGCGAAGTGGGTGATTTGTATTGGTCTCTTCATTATAATAAAGAAGACGTTTACGTGGTGTGTCTTTGTGTGCAATGAAATAGCTCAATGGAGAGTTTTTCATTTTAAGCAAATAAGTCCTATCCTTAGGCTCTATTTTTATTCTTTTCATTTGATATAATTTAAATTATTAAAAAATAGAGAGGGGTCGAAACCCCTCTCGTATTATTGGTATTCTTATCCTTTGAAGATAAAGAAGTTGTTAGCACCCATTGTACAAAGCGCACGCTCTGACAAGAAGTTTACTTCCATAGCATCAAGGTCGCTAGTTTGTGCACCACCAGCAGAACCAGTCATCCAAGTTTTGTAACGACGGTTTTCAGCTTCAGAAGCACGGTAACGAACGTGAAGGAAAGGACGCTTAGCATTCTTACCAAGTACTTGATCGTAAACGGTCATGGTACCAGCAGGAACCAAAACACCATTGATAGCACCACCAACGATACCGCCACGAAGTGTTGCGTCGTTAAGGTATTTCCAGTCAGTCTTGTAGAACTCATAACCACGACGGAATCCAGAGAAACCAAGGTTTAGAGCCATTTGCTCGTTGTTGTCAAACAATCCGTAAGAAGTACCACCAGCACCGTAAGAGTTTTGAGCAGCCAACATATCGTCGATGTCAAAAGAGAACTGACGGTTTAAGAACAATACGTTCTCAGCGATAGCACCTTGCTTATCAAGACGTTGTACGATTGTATCGAAGTCACCTAAAGAAGATGGGTTACCACCTGCCCAAACGTTACCACGAGTTTCAATAGCATTGAACATACCTTCAGTACCAGCATTTTGAATTGTAGGTGTTCCAGGGTAAGCTCCGTTAGCTAATTGAGTAGCAGCTCCTGAACCTGTTTCAGCAGGAACGCCTTCAACCATTGCCATTTCAAGATAATCTTCGTAACGTAGACGAGTCTCATGCTCAGACTTCATGTACCAGTAGTAACCAGTAGCACCATTCTCAGTAGTTACTTCAACCCAACCAATTTGAGCCATATCAGAACCAGCAACAGTGTACTTATCTTTGATGATAATTGGCTTGTTTTGGAAGAATAAAGATTCAGACTCTAAAGAACCATCCATTCCAGCAGTTCCTTTTTTGAACTCAGAACCGTAAACAAATGCAGTGAATGTAGCGCCAGTATCACCAGCAGCAATACCACCAGCATTATAGAATGCTACAGTAAATTGATCAGCAGCAGGAAGTGCAGTAATTACACCTTTATAAGAAGATGTAGAAGAAGCATTGTTAGAAAGGAATACAGTTTGACCAACACGGAAAACACAAGTTCCTGTACCGATATCAAAAGTAACACTATCTTGACCACCTGAAGCACCAACAGCAGTAACTGAGGTATACTTTGTGTGAAGACGACCTTGTTCTGCCCATTTGATGAGGTCAGAGTTAGTAGGAAGCTCGGCACCAACCATACGCAAGAAAGATGCGATTGAACGGTTACCATAGCGCTCGAATTCTTGCTCATATGTATCAGGAAGATACTGATTCAAGAAGTCGAAGTTAGTAATGTAGTTTGTAGGCAATGTTGCCTTAACTGCGCTTGGGGTTAAATTTACACCCGGAGACGCTTGTAATGTACCAGCCATTTTTTCTAGTTTTTAGGTTTTTGTTTAATAACTAATCTGTTACCGAAACCAGACTCTACGGCTCTTACTTGGAATGTTCCGTCAGTTTTGTTAGTCACCTGAGTGGCTTGACGAGTCATGTTAATATTTTTAGACTCTTTAGAAACTGTCTCAACAGCTTCTGTCATACCCTTCTCATAGAAGAACTTTGCAAACTTTTCGGGATTCGAAGCAATCGCTATTGCTCGATGGAACACCTCAGCATCCTTTACGTAACCCTCTTCGTTTAAGAACTTATTTACAAAGTTGCTTAGTGAAGACTGCTCGTTAAGGAGTGTCTTTGCATCTGCCGGCTTGAACGTTACTGCCTTATCCTCATCAATTTTAAATTTGAAACCTTCAAACTTATCAGAAAATAATTCATTCGTCTTGTCAGCGAAATACTTAGACCGCTTTTGTTGCTCCTCTTGCTCGCTAGTCGCGGTTTGTTTATATTGCTTATAAGATTCGTAAGCTTCTTTTTCTTCTTGCGGAACAAAGGAATCCCTTGACTCAAGTGGCACCTTGTACTGTTCTTTAAGCTTATTAAAATACTCACGAGCCTTATTGAGCTCTTTTTTTCTCTCTAGCTTTACCTTCTTAATCTGCTTGTCATCATCAAAGTCTTCATCATATGAAAACTTAGACTCTAACTCAAACTTAACCTCATCAGCATCAAGCTCTGGGTTTTGTTCTTTAGCATATTGATAAAGTAAAGAATCTTCATCCATTGCGGTGTAATCGACATTCAACTTCATGAAGTCTTCAATACCACGCCCTGTTTCTCTTTTATATTTCAGAAACGCAGAGACATCCTCAGGTAGTTCTTCAGCTTGTTCTCGCTCTTGAACTAATTCATCCAAAGATGTAATCTCTTTGTTCCATCTTTTACCAAGATATGAAAGAACTTTATTATCATCCAGATCTAGCTCTTGTACCTGATCTGTCTCTTGAGTTTGTTGCTCTTCTACAGGTTGTTGCTCTTCAGTTAAGTCAATCTTTACTGTATCTTGATCTCCGGTATGATCTTCCAAACCTTCAAGAAGCTCTGCCTCTTTTTCAGCTACAGACTTCTCCTCGAAATCTACAGCTCTCACTTTAAATTCACTTTCCATTTAATTTAATTTTGAACAAAGTTAATAATTATTTATTTAGGCCCGAATGACTCCAAATCGAAGCCATCAAGAGAATCCTCTGTAGATTCAAAGTTTTTAGGAGGTAAGTTGTTTTGGCGTTGATTGATTAGCTCAGACTGACGGGTGGCCTGTATGTCAACTCGTTTGTCCTTAGCCTTCTCTTTCTCAGCCTCACGATCTTTTAATGTTTGCATCTGCATGCCATTAAGTTGCAAGTTGTATTGGAACTCAATAGCCATTAGCTCTTTCTTGAGCTCAGCTTCTGCCTGCATCTTTTGAATGTCACCCTGAACTTCCATCTGCTTGATCTGTGCCTTGGTTTGACCTTCCAATTGAATGATCTGTGCTTTGGCTTCAGCAGCTGCTTGAGAGGATTGGATGTTTGTTTGCATTTGCATTTGGAACTCCATCTCTTTCTCTTTCTGCTTTTGTTCCATTCGCTTGCGACGCTTCATCTTAAGCATCTCATTAGCAAGCTTAACATTATTGATCATACGGATGTCAATTGCATCCTCAAGATCAATTGTCTGCTGCTGTAATGCGATCTGAATATTAGATTCTAGTTGAGCCTTTTGTTCTTCGTCTGGCGCAACCTCAATAAAGATACCAAAGTCATGCAGATATAGCTCATTTATATCTTGTAGTATTGACAGATTGTACTTACCAATCTGCATAGCAAACTCTTCAGCAAAGTCAGAATACTCTAATATATCAGCAATACGTATAGAAACACATTCAGCAACACGTCTAGTTGTGATGATACCAGCGTCTAGAATATGTCGAGTAGCTGTATTTGAATTGAGTGCTGCTAGTTTTTGAACACCAACTAATGCATCCGGATGTGGTGTAGATGCGTCACGCACCTCATTTACACCTGTCACATCACGAATCATATTTAAGTAGTGGTTGTAGTTGCCGATAAGTGCAGCCATTTTAGCTTGACCACTATTTGTATTAAGTTCCTGAATAGGAATACGAGCGTTATTAAACTCACCCTCTGTGGTATAAGATCGGCCAATAACACTACCTGTTTGGAAGTATAAGTTAAGAGCGTCCTCAGGATTATAAGCTGCACCAGTACCAAGGTCAACCTCATTGATACCATCGGCATCGATGAATACACCGTCAGGTACAATTCGTGACATTACTTGCTGTAACTTTAAGTGAGTAAGTTGAATCTGATCAGCGAATGGGATCATACGTCTAACTAGTGACTCAATATTTCCTTTGTAGTAACGTGGAGCATAAGCAATATAGTTTGGAAGTGCACGTTGTGATGCAGACTTAGGGCGAACCATATTCTTCATCATCTCCCACTTTATCATTATGTTTGATCCACCAACAAGAACACCTTCATACCAAACGTCACGAACTGCTTCAATTACCTCAAAGTATTCACCATTTGGAGCCATGAACGTATCTTCTTTACGAATAATTCGCTCACCACCATTATCAAGTATCTTCTTCTTCCATACAAACTTCTTGTGTGTCTTGTAGTTAAAATACAACAATGTTACAACCTCATTTAAGAATGCATCGTCTTGGTAGTTTCTAACTACAGGGAAGTAGTCATACCATGCTGATCCAGCATTTTTAATTTCAGTAAGCTCCTCATCCGTTAAGTTTGGATTCATTTTTAGAAGCTCTGTATAATGTACTTGCTTAACCTCTCCAAAATAGAAACAATCAGAGAAGTCATTCTTTTCAGTATAACTATGTATCCAGTTAGCCGGATCTACGTATTCAATTTTAACACCATCATTAATAAGGAACTCATGCTTAGCAACACCAATACCTAAAGTGGCGACATCATAATAGTAGAGACGAAGTATATCTTCATACTCGTTCATCTTCATTACAGTGTCAATTGCAATCTCTTCAGCAATTTCTACAGATGGTTTGTAGTTCATCTGCATATATAATGACAGCTCTTCATTGTTAGCAGGAAGTTCATCCGGGCTAACATTAAACGCATCAATGCCAAACTGCTCTTGTGTCAATGTAAGGAAATCCTTAGCAACCATATCAGCCTCAATCATATCCTGAAAGATATTCTTCTTCTCAGCTGACATTACGTCTTGAGCTTCAGCTTTTACTGTATATGGTCTGTCAAGCATTCCGTTGACAACAACATCAACAAACTTAGGGATGATAGGAACAGGAGTCCAGTCAAGGTTAAGCATAGATATGTCACCATTGACGGCAAGCTCATCTTTATACTTCTGTACTGGTTGCTCTCCACGAGCATATAGTCTCAAACGGTGGAACTCACCCCACTGTTGATAGAATCTACTTGAATTTGACTTCCTCTTAAACCATTCCCCTTCGATGGCTTTACCTACCTTTAGACCATATTCATATGTAGCCTTAACCTCATCTGGAGCCATTTGGTCCGGAAAAGGTAGTGCAGAGATAACAACTGATGGTTTATCCATTATTCGATGATTTCGCTTCTAATGCCTGTATTCTTATATCTTACAAATTTAACACTTATTTTAGATTCCTGTTTTGGTGGTATAAATAGGTGTTTTCTTGATGCCATAATAGCAAGTCCTGAGCTAATTGAGGCATCATGTTTTGTTCTATTATTAATATCAAATCTAGCCCAATCCTCTAAAGTTTTAGTAAAGTACATGTCACCCATAGTGTCTTTATCTCTATAGGTTCCTTCCTTATCTAAACCAACATACTCTTCTATGTAAGTATTGATAGAGTTAGCGTGGGCGTGCTTTACGTCTTCAGATGAGTTAGGAATTCCACCTAGCTCTAGCTCTGTTTTTGATAGCTTTGATATGTGTTTGTCTGGTCTATTTAAAGAGAATGATCGATATCCTCTATTCTTAAAGTGATACAAAAGTCGCTGCTTATTATTCTCTACAAGTATTGGCATACCATAGAAATGACAGGCCATTAATACATCCTCAAAGAATATCTCAGCAGTCTGAGGACGAGCAATATACTCTAAAAAAAAGTGATTTGTAGGAGCATTCTCCATGTGGAATGTAGTCAACCCATGCAACGCACCAGCAGATCCACCACCACCAACTACACCTGAAATGTCATAAGGGTCACACCCAAACACACCGATATGCTCATTGCCTGGATGCTTTCTTCCGTTTTTCACAATCACTCTATTTCTCATAGCCTGATCGGGAATCCACGAAACTAAAAACCTTCCCTTCTTATCAGGAGTCCAAATCACCTCAGTATCTTGATCTCCATTTTTCCAATGAAAGTAACCACGCGTCAACACTCGATCTTTAATCATAGAGTCATTGTAGTCAATCTGCTGATAGATCTTAGTCAAGTTAAACAAAGATGCCTTTGACTCATCACGAAACGCATGAGACTCTGTTCTTGGGAACTGACGATAGAATTCATTGAGTGCATCAGAGTCAGACTTAAGAGCTGCAACCTCATTATTCCAATAAGTAATAACGCCCATCGTAATCTCCTCACCATCAATACCCATGATTGGTTTCTTTGGATCATCAAACACAGGCCATCCATACTCATCAATAAAACCCTCCATGTTCCATTCCATAGGAATGAACAAACTATAAAGCCCCGACTTGGTCTGACCATTGGCAGAACGCTTGGTCGGGTCGCTGTCATTGAAGAGCTTCTTAAAGTTCTCACCACCCTTGCTGAGTGCATTTGAGGTTGAACCCATCATACACTTACCAATGATGCGGCTACCCAAGCGCAAACATGTTTTGGTTACGCGCCAATTATTTAAGATGTTCTCAGGTTTTTCCCATTTTCCGCTCTCGTCATGTACAAGTAAAAGTAGCTTCTCACCGTCATAGCTGTTGTCTGCGGTGTTTTTCCAGTCAATGGTAGTATCTAGCCCTTCTATGTCATCATCGCGCTCCTCATCCATATTCTTACGCGTAATCTTACTAGCAGGAACACGGAAGGCTAACTCCGTCTTCGGGTTATCCATACCATCCTGGATCGGCTTGAAAAAGAAGGGGTAATTTCTTACAATTGGTACCACCTTATCGGTAAACATCTTCTTAGCATCGGAACCCGTCTTTGACAAAATACCAATACGAGAGTCCCTAACAATTGTACCTGTATTGGACGTCTCGGCTGAAGACATAAACGAGAACCCTGAACGACGGTTCTTTAGGTAGCACATACCAAATGATCGGCTGTCTGCTTTAGTTGCCTCCCAAAATATAAAGAATATCCTATTGGACTCACGGAAGTCAGGAAGACCGACGTCAATCTTGGTCCACTGAAGGTACATATAATGTGTACCAGTCATGTAGGTTGGCTTACCATTGTTCTTAAACCAATAGCCATACTCCCTGCGATCAAACTCAGTCTCGATCATATCTACATACTTAGACTTGAACGAGTTGTCTCTACGGTTCCAGTCAAAGATTGACTTGACTTTCTGAAGTTCTGCCGGGTATTCTTGTGCAACCCACTTGTTGCCACGGTCGTCTATTTTTTTTGGAGTTGCTGGTAATGCAATCTTAAGGCCGTTAATCTCATAGATATCACCAATGGTGCCATCTTTAGATATAACGATTATATCATACTCTTTATTGTATCCATAGTCCCAACTCTTCTTACTATTCTTCGTAGTAAGAGCAGTTCTGTGGACGTGGTCAGTGACTATGCGATACAGGTTATTTTCCATTCTTCAACTTTGCCCTACCTTCAGCAAAACCACTCTTGCCTAGAGTGACCTCAGCGATAGGTGTTTCTGATGCCTTATTCTCTTCCTCCTCAATCTTATTGAGCATATACATAGCATCCTCAAATGCTAAACGCTTAGCAGAGGCAGCATTCTTCATTTTATCAGCAGATATATCATCCTCAGCATGCGTAATGATAGGTGACTTTAGTACTTTAATCAACTCATCAATAGCCTGTTTAGCAGCTTCTACTATCTCTATTTTCTTAGACATAAGTTCTTATTATACATTCGATATAGTACTTGATCATCTATTCTAAACTCATACTCACTATCTGGAGTAAAAGATACGACATCCCCCTTAGATACAAAATCATTGCTAGGGTAAATAACCTCACCCCACAACTCCTCAAAACCACCTAGCGTACTAAACACCTTATCCTCTGATGGGACAGGCTTTATGAACACAAATGGCTCAACGGCCTGCCAATCAGCATCACGCTTGAATGCATAGACCTGATCAAGCTCAGCTAGAAACATATCGTCCATGACGTAATTCCAACTGCTCTTTTGACGGCCTTTCATGTCGTAATAGAACTTGAAAACGTTGTGATGAAGTATAACAGTGTCTCCAGATTGAACCGGACCGTCATAATATATTGGTGTTGCAATTACCTTCGCAAAGCGATTAGAAACTTTATGATCTTCTTGGGAGGAACTAATAATAAAATCTACGTCTCCGTAGCTTTTAATGTTATCGTACCGCCTCAGACCAATTGGCTCTACAATGAAGCAGTATGGTGATTTCATCAGTAATCTATTTTATACTCAATAGCAATAGGCATTGTAGGAGAGAAAGACTTCCATCGTATAATCTCTCCTTCCTTAATAATCCAAACGCAGATACTGCCATCATTTTCAACTCTGATGGTGTTGATCTTCCAAGTCTTATCAAGGATTTCTTGACCGACCATGTAGTGCATAGACTTCATGTAGTCAGGACCAATTGAAATTTTTCTAATTATACTCACCTGTTTGGAGGTTTACCTGAACATCGCCATACTTATCAAAGATGGATTGCTGCTCTTGAGTGAGCTTTGCTGCCGCAACTTCAAGTTGCTGCATCGTGAGCTCTTTCTGCTCGCCTAAACGACGAACGCTCATCTCGATGTCTGCTAGATTAAACTTTAAATCTCTGTAAACTCGATTAGCGTTAACCAACGCGTCGAGCTCTTCTTTTGTTATTTTACTCATATTATATTTTATTTACTTTTTAATCTCAGTGAGTGCTTGTAAAATTGTAGCAACATCATTTAGGTTGTATACTCCTTTTTGAGTAGCAGCATTCAATGCTTGTTCAATAATTTGTATTGCTTGTGTTTTTTCCATTATGCAAGGTCAATATTTACTTGAAAATCTTTTGCCTCAAGTTCTATCTTTACAAGTTCGTGAATTGTCAAAAGGTCTTGTGCTTGCCCATCGGGAACATTAACCAAAACTTGCTCGGGTAAATTAGTTGCAATTGATTTATAATTCAATGCATTTTCTTTGTCTAATCCGGTTAGTAATGCAATAATCGACTCTTTTCCGTTTGGTTTGTTCCATATTTGCAACCTAACATAAATTTGCGGTGCTACAATCTCGGTGTTTTTAAATTTTGCGTTGTTAATTAGTAAAGCCATTTTTTTATTGATATAGAGGTAAATAATAGTAGTTATTGTTTTATTGGTATAAAGGCATTTGAAAATAATTACCATTTTCGTCAGTAACTATAAGCCATTTTACAGGTGTTGTTGGATTACTTGGTGAAACAAATAAAGTTAAGTCCGAGCCAATTATCATTGTTTGGTTCCACATATTAACACCAATTGATGTAGATGGTGCGTTACCAATTGTAACATTACCGGATGCGCTATTTACTTTAAACACTCCTTCGTATGGTGATGATATTCCTACGCCTATAATTGCTTCTCCCATCATTGGGTATATTACTAAACCTCCCGATGCGGACACACTACTAAATGGTTGGTATTCCGCTTGTCCAAAAGTATATGCAAAATCAATGGGGTTTAATTCTAAAAGTTTGCCAAGACCGCTGTAATTATCGCGAAAAGTTAAACCCAAATAAGTATAACCCATTGGTGTCATTATCACACTATTTGTCAATCCACCATCCGCAAAAATAGACGGATTACCCATAAAATCATTGTAACAAATTGGGTAAACTCCTGCTGTTGGATTTGTAGAAGGAGGTAATGCACCTTCAACTGTCTCGACAATGTCTTGCATTGTGTATATCTCACGCTGCGAGTTGGTTAATGCTGATCCTTTCTCTTGTGTAACTACATTACTATTTAATGTATGAAACTTTTGTTCAGTTGGAATTGTTGCCATATTATAAAGATATATACCACTTAAGGTTGGCATGACTATATTGTAGACATACCGGTGTGTTTGCTAATAAAGTTGCAGGAGCTCCAACGAATGTAGCACCTGCTGATGCCCATGATGTTGATACGCGCTCAGCTGTTGACATGATAACAAACTTAATTCCATCTAGACCTGAGCTAGCTGGAGGAAGATTGATTGTAAAAGATGGGCCAGCTGTTCCTGTAAAGTATGTGTTTACGTTTGTAAGCGTAGCGGCTGTCAGGTCGTTTGTTACGTCAACAGTAGGCGTTTGATTTAAAGCCAATAATGCAGTGACGTCATAATTAACTGTGTTGCCAGCAGCATTGGTACCAAATACTTTTGATGATGTGCTTGGTGTCTCAGTTGTATAGTTTTGTACTTTCATCGTCCTTGGCCTCTATTTTGTTTTTTATAATTCTTAGAAGACTTTAGCTTAGATGTCTTGCATTTTGCATGGACACCTGGGCGGCTAACCTTAACCTTTACGATTGATGTTGCTTCCTTCTTCATTTTACAAATTTAGTGATTTTTATATTATGGTCTGAAGGTCTTCTTGTAATCCTCTAATCTGTTTAACCATCCTTTCAAAAACTTAGCGTTCTTGCCCTTAGATATAGCTCTAAAGAACCTTTCTCTTTCAGCAGTCAATGCATCAAATAATTTCCTAGGATCAATTGAGTTTGCGGATGATATAGTCTTTGGACCAATCTTACCATCAACAGTACATTTAACACCACAGTCGTTAATAGACTTTTGTAGAGACTTTCCGGCTTGATAAGCACCTGATCCCCATGCAATACCGGTAACGAATATAGCAATGTTTACAGAGTCATACTCATCTCCCTTTACTTTGTCCCAATATCCTTTCTTGAATACACGAAACCAATCCTCAGAAGACATCTCAAAGAACTCTTTATCTTTTGTCTTTCCGTAGAAACTAACCCAAGCAGCATAAGTGATGCCTATGTTAGTATGCCAACCTGTTTTATCTTGATATGGAGTAGGACATGGGAATGAAGATGCAGAGTCAGCCTTATCTCTTGACAGGCCACCCTCCCATTTTTTCGTAAACTTTACGTATTTATCGATTATTTCCACTTATCGCTTTCTTTTTTAAGACCTGTCATGAAAGCTTTGAATTTTGTTAATAGGTCTACACCTGTAACATCCTTATAGTTTTCATTGATTGACTTAACTTCAGTAAATACACAGAAGAACGCAACTGACTTCGTGATGATAAGCTCTACTGAAATGAAGTGAGCAATAATATCACCAGCGATGTACTTCTCTATCATATAGAAAAATAAAATCGCTCCTGAATACAGGAACGACTTTTGTACAGTTGCTATAAGTTTTTTACTTTGAAAAGATATCCATCCATTCTTCTTAACAGATCTCCAGATGCCAAAACAGGCGTCAACAAAGATCGCCATCAACGATACCAAGATCAAAGGTACTGCTGGTGTAATCACCGTAAATAATGCAGACAAAACGATTAGTGTGTTAGTTTTCATACTAGTTTCTTATACAGTTTATACATTGTATAGATTACAACAAAGATAATAAAAATAGCTAATAGGTTGTTTAGTAGCTTCTTCCACAAAGGATACTTCTCATAGTACTTGACAGGAACCTTTCGCTCTACAATCTTTGTGACGTATATAGGATCGCACTTACCCTTTATGTACACCTTCTTTTCCTTTGGGACGTACCATGTCTTAACAGTGACTCTGTCTTTAGTCAGAGTTACTGTATCGATAAGTTGCTTCAGTGTTACTACAGTGTCTGTATGCACCTCTGGGACGTAGAGGGTGATGGTGTCTTTTATTACTACAGTGTCTGTAGTAATTAAATACGGGTACTTCTCGATTAGCCTAGTGAATCGCTTGGTAGGGCTGCATGATGCTAGTAATAGAATGATTAGTAAATATCTCATCAGAATATCTTGTTTAATGTAAAAATCTCACTGTGTATGCTATTTAAAGTACTTGCATTTGCCCACTGTGTTGTAATATCTAATGTGTTGTCAATAGTTGTATCAAATGTATCCTCATTGATGTATATAAAATCAGAACCCTCAAAAGCATTTGATGCGTCTTTAGAGTATGTAAATTGACCTGCTGTTACTATTTTAGCAACACCTGCTGTACCTATAGATCTTATAGTAAATGTAGCATTTAAATCAAAAAACTGATTGGTTGTTGTAGGTAATGTTATACTTGTGGTAGCTAAAAATGTTGAACCACCATTCGCCATAAGATATATAGTAATTATCTCATTATTTAATGAGCTTATTTCACCACTAATGTTAACTCTAAATGAATCTCCTACTCTAAATGAATTCGCAGGAACTGATAACCCACCAACACTACCATAACTCCTTAAAAATGGATCCATGCAAGATATAGACTCTATAACACCTTGATCTTTTAAAACCCTTCTCTCAAAGTTTACATAAATAAGAGATTGAGATTCAGTAGTATTTGTTACTGGAACACTCTTTGCTGTCTGAGCAAAAAGGCCATAATTTATAGAGGATGGCTTCTGCCGTCCATCAGGCCCATTGATCTGAATTCTATCAACACCATAAACAATGCCATATCTGTCAACTATTTGCATCTAACACCCAAATTAGGACCGCTTTCACCTTCTATAGTAAATGATGTTCCAATAGATGTTGGAGTGGCAATTAATCTATCTCCAGCCTCTAAATAGAATGGAAATGTATCTGTCATTATATCACCAGATGAAAGATTAACGGTGTATATAACACTAGTTGTAGCCGTTGAGCTGTTGTAGTGAGACAATGTTATCGCACAAGCAGATGAGTTGTTAAATCGTATTGATTTAACTACCGATGAATTGTTAGCTGGTGCCTCATGAATAATCGTTCCGGCAAGAGCTAACGATCCATAGTTACTAAACTTCTGCTGGTATGTATTCATCTGTTATAGGATAACCAGCGAATGCGTGTTTAGGGTTCTTAGGTTCTACT